AAAACAAATTCTGCAATACTGCCAGCTCCGCCCTTACCTCTTCCTAAAACTGTATCCATGAACGTTCCTTTTTTTGCAGCTCCACTCGTTAAACCTTTTATACCCGGAGCTTGACTTGCTAAAAAAGCAGCTGTCGCTACTTCGCCAAAACCTGCTTCTGGATCTGCTAAGGCCCCTATCCCTGCAAACAACGGATTACCCGTAGCTAATGCTAGGACTGTTCCAAGATATTTTTCAGTATCGCCTGGTAAGGCTTTTGCTACTGCTTTACGTAATTTTTTAAGCATAATCTCCTAATATTGCAATATATGTGATTGTAAAAGGCAAGTAGGCTAATCTTGAATATTTAAAGCCAATTAATCCTATATTTATAGGCAAATAATTGCTATATGACAATAGATAAATACTGAGTTAGAAAGGAATATATATGGCAGAACAGACAAAACGTGAATTTCAAGCCTTTAGACCCTTTGGACCTACTATTTTTGCAGGATCATTACCCGAATCATTAATAAAATTATTAGATGATAAGGCAACAGAGATTATGACTAATAAAAAAATGTCTAAAGATTGGGATCATTCAATGCATTTAGCAGGTAACGTTAAACAAGAAGTAAGATATCCTCCAGCTTGGATGATATCAACTGAGTTCGCACCCATGAGTAATTCTTTGCAAATGATAATACACAAATATTTAGAACATCCGCCAATGGTAAACACTATATCTCCAGATAAAGTAGATAAAATATTAATAACTAGCATGTGGGTTGTATCACAGTGGTCTGGAGACTTTAACCCTTCACATGTTCATGATGGTGATTTGTCTGGCGTAATATATTTACGAATACCTCCAAGTTTAAAAGAGGAATATGAAAGAGAAGATCATTTTCCATGTGTAGGAGATATTCAATGGCAGTGTGGACAAGCTGCTACTTTTAATGGACATACATTTCAAGCAACGCCAAAAGTCGGAGATATTTATCTGTTTCCGTCTTGGCTATCACACATGGTTTATCCATTTAGAACACAAGATGAGGAAAGAAGATCTGTTTCTTTCAATGTAACTGTTAAAAGAAAAAAAGAGAAAGATGAGCAACAAATCTAATACACCATTTCCAATGGTCAGAATAACATGGCATGACGCAAAAGATACTGAAACAGGTTGGCTACACATAAAAGAAATTGTTTCTGCTCCGTTGGCCGTGTGCCAAGAAGTAGGATACATGGTTGTAAACAATGATAACAAAATAGTAATAATGCGATCTTGGTGTATAGACAAAGATGATAATCATGGTGGAGGTGCAATAGCAATACCTCGTGGTTGGGTTAAAAAAATAGAGTATTTAGAAGTAAGTTATGGAAGAAATAATAATTAAAAAAATATCAGTTATAAAAACTAAAATAAACATCGACAAATTACATTTAATAGAAAAATACGTAAACATGTATGAAGGTAAATTTAAAAAGAGAACATGGGGCGACAACGTAAAAACATCTCTTAGCTTATGTCAAAATGTTTTACATAACGTAGTGGATTTTAAAGATATTAAAAATGAAATAGAAGAACAACTTAGAAATTATTTTGAAAAAAATGAACAAAATATACCTTTTTTAATTAATGAATCATGGGTAAATTTATTAGATAAATACGGATATCAAGACTATCACACTCATAAACCTGCATTTGCTGCGGGCACTTTATATATTAATGATGAAAATTCAGATATAGAATTTGCTACTTTCCCTGAAGATAATACAAAAAAATTAACACCAAAAAAAGGGGATTTGTATTTTTGGCCCGGAGATTTGCATCACAGAGTTATGGATTCAGACAAAAGAAGAGTATCATTATCATTTAACGTATATGCAACACAATAGTAATACAGAATTTGTTATGTATGTTGATAATTTTTTATCAATTGAAACATTAAAATCATTACAAGAAACCTTTACAAAAATTGGTTACATGGAAGTAAAAAACCCAGAGGGTAAGGTTTATGGCCATAGACATACTTTTCCAGAAAGTTTTCACAATGATCCTTTATTAAAATTAATTAAAAATTATTTTTTTCCTAATAGAAATTTAGAGCCCATATCTGTTAGTGCTCATTTACGACAGAATGACAAAGAGCCTTTGTTTCACATTGATACTAATAAAGGAAATGTAGCCAATTTTTTATTTTATGTAAAAGGTAAGCCACTATTAAATAATGGCACTGGTTTCATTTACAATAATCAATTATCTTCGCATATAGGTTTTGTTGAAAACAGAGCTTTATTTTTTAATGGCAGTAAAATATTACACTCCGACTTACAATCTTTTGGTGATAGTTCTGAAAGATACACGCTTAATATTTTTTATAAAGAGAATAGTAGTGATAATAAATAAAAAAAATCTATTTGCAACAACATTACAAATATTTCAATTTAATGACGAAGAGATAAAACCTTTATTAGATGAAGTGAACAGTAAAAAAAATTTAATTACAAAAACATCAAGCTCACATAATTATTTTACTGATTATAAAAACCCAATACAACTTTATGAGTATGAAAAATTAATCAATGAAGTTGCAAATAAATATTCCAATGAAGGGTTAACATTGAATCTTTTAAATTATTGGACGGCTGTTTATGGTAATAATTCTATACATGGTGCGCACCAACACGATTCAGTGGGTGTAAACTTTTCTACTGTGCTTTATTTAACAAATGGCGGTGCCACGACATTTTTATCACCACATAATGCAACAAATCAAAGAGTATATGATGAAGAATCAATATTAGGTAAATTAGTTATTTTTCCTTCTACATTGTGGCATTACGTTTCATACAGCGGAGATTTAGAAAGAATAATTATTTCATCTAATATACAAATTTATGGTCAGAACCATGCATAAAATTTTTGTCGGAACTCCTTGTTATGGCGGATTAATCACAACAGAGTATTTCAAAAGTTGTATGCAACTTGTAGCTCTTGCAGCCACTAAAAAAATAGAATTACAATTTGGAACGATAGGAAATGAATCATTAATAACTAGGGCAAGAAATACTTTAGTTCAACTATTCATGGATGGCGATTACACACATCTTTTATTTGTTGATGCTGATTTAGCTTTTAATCCTGATTCAGTGATGAGAATGCTTGATTATGATAAAGATGTTGTAACTGGTATTTATCCAAGAAAAACCATAGATTGGATAAAAGTAAAAAAAAGACTTAAAGATAATCCAGATATATCAGAAGACGAGCTATTAGCTGCATCACTGCAATATAATTTAAATGTAAAAGATCCTAACAACATACTACTTGAAAAAGGATTTATTGAGGTTTTAGATGGTCCTACTGGTTTTATGATGATAAAAAAACAAGTGTTTGAACGAATGGCCAATGTTTATCCAGACTTAAAATTTAAGCCAGATCAACACATTAATCAATCACATGAAAAAGAATTTGATTATCATAAAACATCTGATTGGAATTATGCTTTCTTTGACACCATGATAGAGTCAGAAACACGCAGATATCTGTCAGAAGATTACGCTTTTTGTCGTTTATGGCAAAATATGGGTGGTAAAATATACGCTGATATTCTATCTGGTATGACACACTACGGTAATTATGCATTTAAAGGTAATGTTGGAACTCAATTCTTGCCTCAAAACAATAAGTAATTTATTATAAAAGCATGCAATTAGTAGACCTTAAATTTCGTCCTGGAGTAGATAAGCAAGATACTGCATATTCTGCAGGTGATGATAGAAAATACATTGATTCTGATTTTGTAAGATTTCATTATGGAAAACCAGAAAGATGGAGCGGATGGACAAATCTCCCTAATCCTAACAAAACAATTGTAGGAGTGGTAAGAGATACACACTCATGGGTGGGTTTAGACGGTTTAAGATATTTAGCTTTAGGAACCAATAGAAAATT